CGAGTTGTCCATTTCGGCATAGAACAGCGGAACACGAATGTCCGCGGGGATGTTGCTGAATCCGATCGCCATTATTTGGCTCCCTGTGGTTTCGCCGCTTTCACGGCTTTGGTAGTGATATCGCCATCGGCCAGACGTCGACGCCACCAGGCGTTGTCCGGCACTTCACGGCCCTCGAGGGGCAACAGATCGCCCGCTTCCGGGTCCGGCACGACACGGCCCGGGGCCGGCAGCACGGTGATGCGTTTGCTCATGGGGTTACGTCTCCAGAGAAAGTCAGTTCCAGGCGCCCGTCGGGGCCCGGGCGTTTCAGATTGGGGTCCGCCGGATCGATCGCATCGACCCGCACGGTGACCCCGGTAAAGGACGACAAACCGTCCAGTTCACGCTCGTGCCAGCTCTCCGCCGGTTGACCTGGCAGATTGCGGCCGAGCTGGAATTCGGCAAAAAAGCGCAGGCGATACAGCACGCGGCTGCTGTTGATGGAAACCAGTTCGCCGCCGTCGTAGGCGATGGCCTCGTAGTCGCTGCCGGGCTTGAAACCCACCAGTGCGCGCCAGAGTTCGGCGCGGAGGTCATGCAACAGATCCAGCGCTTTTGTAGCGTCCGTGGTGTCGAGCACCAGCGTCACTTCGAAGCGGTCGCGGATCGGTTGTAGCGTCAGGTTTTGCGCCACGCTCTTGCTCGCCAGATCGGCAATCGGCACCACGTAGGCGCAAGGTGTTTGCAGCGGGGTGTTGGCTTGCAGCGTGGCGAGGTCGATGCCGGCGGCCACGCGATTGGCCAGGGTTGGGCATTGCTCACGCAACTGCGTGAGGATCGGGGTGATCTTCATGGAGGTGCTCCAGAATCGAATGAAATAAGCGAGTGGTTTCCAGACGTCGAGCCCCCGGACAGGGTCGGGCAAACCTCAGGACGTCGATGGCTGGAGATCGTGGTGGTGTTTGTGAGGGGGGTTACTTCAGGGTCCGGAGACAAGTTCTGCGGTTACGCAAGAAAGTGCTCCTGGGAGAATTAACATTTTTCTCGGTGCGGACAGCAGGAACAGACCGCGTAACTTCATGGCTCCTCTAGTTCAGCATGCTCCAATCGGCAGCACTGGCTGTACCAAAAGCGACGTAAGCCTTTTTGTTAATAGTGTCCAAGTAGGACTGTCCAACAAATGAAGGTACCGCCGTAGGTGCGCTAGTTCCGACTGTCGGTCGTTTCTGCCAAGCAATTGAATTACCGGAAGCCACAACCAATGCACCTGCCGGTAAAGCCGTGATCAGCGCAGAAGCATTACGGAACTGGTAAGACGCGTTCAGACTGCCCGTAATCATCATACTGGTCGGCATGACCTTGAGTTTCTGGTAGGTGTCTTTACCAATATTGAAGTAGATTTTGACCTGGACTTTACTACCAGTGGCCAAAGCATCTTCAACCAGCACAGCTTTAAAGTCACTGACGTCAAGGCCCGTACGGAAAGGCAGCAACTCCATTACATCCATGTTGAAGTAAGACCCACCGACAATTGCGTTGAGTTGAATGGAAACCAACCCCATACCACGTCGATCAATCGTTGAATCCCCACCGATGTGGTAAAGGAACGAACCGTCAATACGCCCTTGGGAGTCCATGCTGGTCAAGGTCAGTATCTCGGCGAAGTAATCACCGACTACGTCTGAAGCCTGGCTTTCGAAACCGCTGAATAACGAGTCTGAGCGCAGGCTAGAGATGTCATCCAGAGTCGCCGCCGCGGCACTAAACAGCTCGCCTGCCGACTTTCCTTCAAAAAGGGCTTGCTGCTGAGTCTGCTGGGTATCGGCTGTGGTGACCATCGAACACAAAGAGCCCTCACCGGTACCGATGTAGGCAGCAAAAGCATCCCACTCCGAGCACGTATAGTTCAAATTGCTAAACAGCTTGACGCCACTTTCCAGAAAGATCTGATTGTCTTTGAGTACGTAGCCGACCGGCAATTTGAGGACACCACCAGCACGGTAAATCCACGAACCTGTGGCGCGGTAGAACTTGTTACCAGACACCGTGATGTCCACGTCCGGGACCGTAATGCTATACAGCAGCAAGTCTGTCTTGGTGGTTTGGTCGGGACGTACATCACTGCCCCAGGACCGCCCGGCATCCATACAGATGTTGTCGATGAAGCCAGTACGGTGAAACCCTGAGCCCGGCTCGGTAGGGGTAGTGTTATCTGTACCTGTAGCCCAGACTTCAAACGACTGGTTGCATCGCATAATCAGGTTTTTGGTGAACCAGCAGTCATTCCATCCAGAATTTGCAGTGACCAGATTGCCTTGCAGGGTGCAACCTACGTCGTACACGTCATAGATAACATTACCTGTGGCCTGAGAACGGAACGAACCATTCCACATTTCTACGCCATTACCGTATCGAGTATTCGGCGTAGTGAAACCAATCAATTCACCGCCACCCAGTTCGCCCAACATGCACCCGGTAATAGTGGTGTCTTGCAAAGTCCCGTTAACGGCATGCCCAGAGCAGCCCTTCAGGTGCAAGCCAGAGATGCGGTAGCCCGTGGCACTGGTCGACACCGAGTCGACAATCCGTTGACCTACCGGCGCGAGGATTTCACCCGGGATGCTGATCAGCTTGACGTACAAGTACTGTGCATTGTCGCTGTAGAAATCCCATTGATCAGTGAGCGTAGCCACGCTCCACCTTTTGTTCGGGTAGATTTTACTGCCCTGTTTAAGGAAGCCGACGTTGGCGCCTTGGACACCCACTTCCTGATCACCCGTGAACTTGGTCAAGTCATTCAAATCAACTCGCCACACACCATTGGGTTGAGCAACCCAGGACGTGGCAGGAATGACCTTATACCGACTCACGACCGGCAGTTCGCCGGTACCGTAGTTGCCATAGGACACAGGCAACACACTCCGTGAACGCTTACCAAACGGCACAATCCTGCCGTAAAAAGAATCTCCACGCCGAAACAACACCGAATCCCCAGGCAGGAAACGTTGAGCATTGACCCTATCCAGCGTCTTCCACGGCGAGCTGGGACGCGTTCCTGTATTACTGTCATTACCGATAGCACTTACAAAATATTTCATGACGGGGTCCTTATGTTCAGGAACAGAAAGGGCGAGCGTCACTCCCACCTTTATAAGTGCTAGTTCACTGTTGATCCGGGCGAGAATCACGCGGTGGCACTTCACAAACGCCAATCCGCTTGGCGGCCCAGCGCTCATAAAGCCCGATGGCCACGTCCGCCCCCGCCATCGCCGTCAGGCAGCCAAAAGCACCGGCGGCCCAGATCGACACACCAGCCGCGTACAGCAGCATGATGGCCGAGACCCCGCAGATCATGCAGGCCCCGGACCGCAGCGCCAGGCGCCGCAGCAGCGACCAGCCACGGGCGCCCTCCTTGTCGGCGCGCCACATTTCGCCGGACACCCCGCCCACCAGGGCGAGGACGATGACCAGCCAGATCGGCATGTCCAGCAACGCTTGTTGCTCGTTTGTCATGTCACGCCTCCTGGGGTGATTGATGAGTGATGTGTGTTGAGTTCAAACGATGTCTCTAGAGGTAGGCATTCCAAAAAGCCCGGTGCCGGGGCCTAATGCTGTTCATTCAGGCGCGCTCTTGGATCGTGCGTACCTTTGTGGCGAGCGAGCTCCCTCGCCACAGGTTTCTCTGATTCAAGACTCTTTTCAGTGAACAGCATTAGGCGCCAGGGCCGGGCTTTTGAGTAATACGGTCCTGGTTTAGATGCAGACGTTGTGGAATGCATCAACCGTGCTTATGGAACTTCAGGCCAAGTGACGGTCAGCGGGTAGCCCGGTTGTTTGTTGACGTTGCTCATATCGATGAAGAACTGCTTGTACGCCAGCAACCCGGCTTCATCAGCTGGAGTGGCCAGACCCAGCTCAACCTTGTACGCCAGTGCGGTAGAAGCCAGGGTGGCATTGGCTCGTTCAATACGTGGCATTCTTGCGCTGCGCAGTTGGATAGCAAGCGCGGACTGCTGGCCCCACGGATCGCTGTCGGTAAACGTCCAGACGCCGTTTGTGTTCACCGCGTTCCAGGAATAATCGATCTTGGGCAATGCGGTGACATCCACCCAGACTTGATCGGACGGAAACTCTTCGGTGATCGGGTTGTTGGTTTCGAAGATGTTGTCGACCTTGCCATCAACGACACGTACGTACTTTTTCATAGTCATTTCCTTTTTGATTGCCGGCATCCCGGCATTTCGGTTCCTGCCCAGGTAGGCATTCCAAAAAGCCCGGCACTCGCCGGGCTTTTCAGTAATGCGGTCCTTCGCCTTCCTTTAATCCTGCGTACAAAAAAGGAAG